CCCCGAGACGCTGGGCGGTGTTCTGCGTAACGCCAACCGCGACTTCCGCTCCGAGCCCCTGAACCCCCGCACCCCAGTGAGCATCTTCAACCTCAGCACGATTCCTCCAGATGTCATGCGGCCTAAGTTCGAGATAGATTACGAGTACCAGTAAGCCAGGCCAGTTCCGAAGGAACTGTCCGCTCCCGCGCCTTCGAATAGTTAAAAAAATGGTCCATTCTATCAGAAAATGGATTTTAAAACCGCTATGACTGAGTGGGTCGCTCTCAAGGCCCAGTTGGCCGCAGCTCGCAAAGATCTCGGAACGTTGAATAAACGTGAAAAGGACCTTCGCAAGTTTGTGACGACACATATGCAACAGAACGAGATTGATACCGTCAAGGTCCAGGACAAGGTCAAGGTCAATTTGAAGAAGAAAAAGGTCAAGGGCTCAATCACCAAGGAGGTTATTCTCAAGGGTCTTCGTACGTTCTTCGGTGGAAACGAGGCTCAGGTCGAAGGTGCCTGGAACGCGATCCAGGACTCGGCACCGACCAAGGAGACGGCGTCCGTATCCGTAACAGGCCTTAAGGACGTGACGCCCTAAATATTCAAGTACAAAATGGGTCAGGGTGATGAATATTCACGTGATGCGTACCTCGGTGAACATTACGTGTACAACTCCGACGAGGACTCGGACGAGTTTGATTCTCAGCTCGATCCAGAGGATTGGCAAGCGGTTTATTCCGAAGACCTTTTGGACGCGTGGATGATTATTTACGATGAGCTTCAGAAGAATTACCTGACGCACGTTGTCAAGTATTCTCAGTTTGTAGACTTTGTTATGGAACCTTGGAAGTGGGGACCTTCCCGCCGCCACCCCAAACCTATACACACGCGGTTGTGGAACGAAATATCAACTATTGAGACTATTGATGAACGGGTATGGGAGGACCAGTTTCACGCGTGGGCTCAGTACTACCTGAGGGCGCTCACTTGAACCGCGCACCGGAGGTGCCCCCGTGACCCTTCAGTGTATAAACCCTCCGGGGGCGCTCACAAATATGTGAGCTTTGAACCGACCACGTAGTGGTCGTGGCTCCGCCTTAACAAACCTATATAAGGGAGCCCTTCGGGCTCAAATTATATAAGTTTATATAAATGATCGACATTACAGGACCAAAAGTCCTCGTGCCGACCATCCTTTTTGCTCTCTTGAGTCCAGGGCTTTTGCTTAGCCTCCCACCAAGTTCTGGACTTTTGATACAGGTACTTTTCCATGCTTTGATCCTGTCCCTTTTGTCATGGGTCATAATCAATTTTGGTTTCAAATTCACAATGACCCCGGCCGACCTGATTGTTCCTGCTATTCTCTTTGTCCTCCTGACCCCCGGTGTACTCTTGACACTGCCTCCAAACGGTGGACCCATCTTCCTTTCGGGGCACACGGGTATAGTCCCCGTGTTGGTCCATACACTGGTATTTTCCATAATGTGGGCAAGTCTACGTGGTTTCTTTCCCCAGTTCTACTAGAGAATGAAGAACCTCATCATCGGACCAGGGGCCATGGGGTTCTTTATCTACCTTGGTGTCGTATCGAAACTCAAGAGGGAAGGTCAGCTCGATGATCTCGAGGCTTTATCGGGTGCATCGGCTGGAGCGCTCATAGGCTTTCTATTTTGCATCACAAAAGGGGACCCGACAAAAGTTCTTGACTTTGCATTGACTGTTCCCGTGAAGCAAATTATGAAACCAAACATAAAGTGTCTCCTCAAAGATTACGGACTCATTTCACATGCAAAAATACGTAAAGTCCTCGTCGGGGCATGTGAGTTGTTCTATGAAAAATCCGATGTAACCTTTCAGGAACTGTACGAATTGTACCCCGTGAAACTTCACATATCGGCTTACTGTGTAGATTTTATGAAGACGGTGTATTTTTCGGTCGATACGACCCCTTCAATGTCCGTGCTCGACGCCGTGTGCGCCTCGATAGCTATACCCTTCCTCTTTTCAAGTGTAAAATTGAAGGATGGCTGGAACTATATCGATGGAGGTGCAGCAGAGTTTGTTCCAGGGTCTCCTTTTTTAGGACAAAATAGCGTCTTGGCCGTGAAGCTCGCATGGAACCGTCTTCCCGAAGTGAAAGATCTCAAGACGTACGCCATGAGTATTCTCTATTCAACAATGAAATTGAGACACGTATATGATTTTCAAACACTTGATCTAGATAACTCTGACTCTGATGTGTATGACTTTAGTGCGTCAAACGATGCAAAGCTCAAGATGTTTTTGAAAGGGTACGAGCAGACGGCCCGGTAACTTTTTTCCCAACTAAAAGTAACACAAATGCGCACCATCATTCGTTCGGGATACGTTCAGCACCGCAAGTCCAAGCGCATCACTGTCCACCGGAAGGATGGCAAGACATACACCTACACCCGCAAGGCGGGTACGACCCGCGTGCGTCCCGTACCCACGAAGGACGTGGGTGCGATCGGCAAGGGTCCCAAGGTGATTGGCAAGCTCAAGGCGGGTATGTTGACCCGGTACCATTACCACCCCGTCGAGGCGACCACCAACCGTCACAGGGCGCTCGTGCGTGCCGTCACCAAGGGCCACGAGGACCCTCACGCCGTCATCCGCCGTCTGATTGCCATCAGCACACTGACTAAGCGGACCCTGCCCCGGGCGTCACGCATCTACAAGGAGGATGCTCGCTGGATCCACAGTAAGTACTCCAAGATGTTCGGTCGCACGCGCCGTTAATTTCTTTGTCAAATATAAATGGTGTCCCTGCGAAACGTCCGCGGATCACGTAAAACAACGACCACAATCAAGCCCAAGTCGGCACCCGTGGCCGTATCTCGTCGGCACGTGTCTGTCCGTCCCCGGTCGGCACCTGCGCGTATTTCTCTCGATAAAGAGTCAATCCTCAAAATGACGAGGACCGAGGCCCGTTCGACTCTGCGCGCCACGTCACCCATGACCTTTTACAAGATGGGGAAGCGAGGCCTCACACTCTTTGCACTCTTGCTCATCATGGCGACCCAACCGACGCAGGCGTTCATTAACCACGCCGGGGCTGTTGGTGCCGGAAAGGTGGCGAACGCGCCCGTCAAAGCTCGGCGCTGGTATGAGGCGTTCAAGGGACGTGAGGTGGGTGTCGCGACCCAACTGTCTCGTTCGGGCACGGCCGCAGCCGTTGCATATTCTACGGGGTCTGGAACGGCAACGACCGCCCTGATCGCGAGTCAAGTTGCGTCCGATCCATGGGGTCAGTTTATATTGACTCTCGTGGTCATTACGATCCTCGTGAAGCAGATTCTCGACTATGGAAAGGCGCGTATGCAGGCGTCATTGTTGAATAAACAGTTGGCTGCACAGACTCGGATGATTGAAATGCTCGTCGAGTCTCAAAGGCGACCCCAGCGTCGCGGGGCTCGCACGCCCTCGGCGAACCGTATCGCCCTTCCAGCCATCATGGCCTCCTAAGTCCATACGATGGCGTCCCCGAGACCCGATACGGAACCACCAAAAGGCCATAAAGGTTCAATAGACCATTGACCCGTATGACTCAGGATATCAAGAAAGATATGTAAGGTCCATATGGTTCGGACCCTTGAATTTTGGATAAAAATTAGAAACAAAAGGGAGTGAGGCGCCTTATACAATACTGAGTAGACCCACCAGTCTTGTACGAGAGACCATGAAGTGACCCAAGGAGCGAGAAGTACCATGGGGAAGTCTGGCGCCATGGACCAGAAGGCGTCGCGCCACGACACGGCCCCAAAGACGAGTTGGGTACAAAAAACATGTTGGGGCCAGAGCATCTTCCCCTTAAAAGAGACGGACGATTATCTTTTAATGAATGAACTACGTGAAATCTCTGAAAACATTTGGTCTTCTCTGGGACCTGGATACAGTGAGTCCGTGTACCACTGTGCGTTCGAGGTGGCGCTCCGTGAACGCAAGACCCCTTATGAGACGGAACGTATCGTGCCCGTGTACTACCAGGGTCAGAATGTCGGTCACATCCGTGCGGACCTGATTATCGATCGTCGAATCGTCGTGGAACTGAAGGCGGTGAGTAAGCTCAATGAGACGTACCGAATTCAGACCCGAAACTACCTTCGTCTTCTCGGTCTCGAAGAGGGGTACTTGATCAATTTTCCAGATAAATTGGCTCCTTTGGAGTTTGAACGGATTGAACTCGACCTTGACCCCGTCCCGGCATCCGCCACCGACACGGGCCTCGAAGGGGCACCCCTCGAGATCATACCGTCGGAATAAATTGCCAAAGTAACTCATCGCAAATTTTCTTCCATATTTGATCTTGGACATACAACTTCTCTCGGCTTTTTAAGAGTGGGAAACACGGGAGGTACTGATCCTCCCCGAGTAACTCACTCATCTTGTACAAAACAAAGGAGTAACTCAAAAAGTTCTTGCGGTTTGCAGGTTTGTGCTTCTCGAACGGTGCTTGTATGGCATGAAACATGAGTCTTAATTTGTCTTCAAGCGCTTGAGGCATCGTTGGAGGAGTGATGCCACTGACTATAGTTGCTATATATGGTACATGTTCATAGTACTTGGCGTACCCAAGTTTCTTCAAAAGACCCTTGACCTTTTCATGAGTAATCTCTGAAAGCTCTTTGACCTTTTGTTTCCTAAATTCAGTTCTTAATTTAGCAATGACTTCGTCTGGAACGGTCGTCGACTCTTTAGCCTGAAACTGACTGATCCATTCATTAAAGTGGTTTTCACGTTTGTATGAATATACAATGTGCTTCTCGAGGTCCTGTTCCTCCTTGAAACCCACCTCGTCCCCAAGAATGTACTCGACAGCCCCACACTCCCGACAAATCTCCTCAGATGCGGACTCGTCAAACACTCTCGCGTACATGGCTCCACATTGAGGACAAGGTTTCTCGTGAATGTCCTTATCTGGTGTTATGTACTCGTACCCATCCTCAACCTCTTTGAGATATTTTTTGTATATATCATTCCTTTGAACACCTTTTCGGGACGATATATGTACACCCGCCACCTTTTTTGTAGACGTTGTTGTCTGATCAACCTCCTTCGTATATTCCTTTAGTACCGGAACACACGAAAGAAGATACTCGGCGAGTTCCTCCTCTGATGTACACGCACGTATTCTTTCTTCGTACCTGGCCTCCATATATTTTTATCATATATAAACTTTAATTAGTCAGCCTCAACCTTGGGTGCCAAGTAAAACTTCAAGTCTCCGAGATTTGCAATTGTGTATCGAAAAATGATTGGCATGTTCTCATTCTCAGAGTCTTGCATGAGCTGAACACTTGAACACATATTTGTCGCCTTGGTAAACAAGTTAATGTACTTGAGACTAAATGTGCTTCCGGTCCGCTTCACAGACTCGGGGAACTCGATGACTGTCTTTTGGTCTGCAAAGTCACCTTTGCAACTGAGCTCGAGCGTGTTTCCTTCCCGGATGATATCCATCTCGGTTGCAAGGTTTCCCATGTCCCTGGTAATGCGTTGAAAGTCAATAGCAGGCAAGGTTGTCACAACATTCATATGAATATCCGGAAACTCAAGTATGTCCTCGTTAATGTCCAGTAATTTCAGTTTGAAATTTGTCGAAGATTTCTTGTCTGGATTCTCTATGAAAATCTCCATATAGTCCCGGCCTTCGATACGTACAAACAAGGTGTCTTGCCCCGAGACGGACTTGAGGAGCTTGTATACGTTGGCCATGTTCAGACCCGCCACAATATCCGTAGGACAATCGTACTCTTCAAAGTTATCAGAACTCAAGTCCATGTGGACCAGAGTCACACGAGCCGTGTCCAGAGTCAGGATGTGAATACCCTTTTTTGTAAAGTAAACATTCACATCATTGATGATATCTTTTAGAACCTCAAAGACCGACTTGAGGGCCGACGCCTGAATCGTGCGAAAATGCATCTTACGTTTCAAAGTGCGTTATCCCTTTAAGACCGAGTCCTCATTTCCTCTGTGCCTGGTACGCGTCCATAACACTCATTGTTGTTTTTGCCTCCAATTCAGGTGTTAAAATTGGCTGAAGAGACTCGCCGTACTTGTCAAGATCAAAAAGTCCGGGAGTGTCTGACCCGTCAATGTTCTGACACAGGCCTCCGCTACAGTCCCAGGACTCAAACTCAGTCGGAATCATAGACACGAGCCAGGCCTTGACTTCCGCACCAACATGCATGTTCCCTTCATTCGTAACGAGGGTCGGAACCCTTGTGATCTTTTTGGAGGGTACGCCAGACGTGGTCACGTTATGGAACCGAACAATCTCGATCAAGGCAGGCTGGGTCTTGATGAAACCTATAATTTCTTGTGAAAATTTGCACTTATCTGAATAGACCAGAAGTGCCATCTAATCTAGGTTGAGGGTTTTTGGGGGCGGAGGGGAACGCAGTTCCCTGACCCCCCGGCCCGGCGCACCTTTTTTGTTTGTGTAGAGTAATGAAGGACATTGTGATCCTTGTCCTCGTGATCCTGGTACTTTTCTTTCTATGGAACAGTCGTCAGGGAACGTCGACCTATGCGGCCGGTGACGTGGACCTCACGGCCCCCGTGCCCCCACTGATTGTTCAGGCAATTATAGAAAAGGTCCAGTCTATGAAACCTGATATGGCTCCTATCGATACGGTCTTTGTAAATATCCAGCCCGATGGAAGCTACAAGTCTCGTATCATGTTTTTCGATACCAAGCACTTCTTGGGCACTCAGTACGACGTAAGTGCGAAAGTCGATCAGGACGGGTCTGTGAACATCCTCAATATTGGAGACTCGGCGACAGTTGACCCGACCGCAGGGTACAAGCCCGACAAGTATCAGGCATGGAACGATATTCAAAAGAATCTTGATGCACAGTTCAAGGGCGCGCTCCAGGGGTACAAGAATCAGCCTCCCCAGCCCAACTTGACAAACATGGCAACCGCCTATAGTCAGAATATGACTGTGACTCAGACGAATTTACAGACGCGATCTTGAAAAGATCGATCGAGACCCCCGCGTAGAGGTTCCTTTTCAAAATTAAACGAATAGAATAGATGGCTGTATCGGCCAAACAAATTGTCGCTTCTGAAAAGAAGCGGGACCTTGCGAAAAAAGAGTACTACCGTGCTCTTCTTGAGCAATTTTGTCGTAAAATTAAGGTGGCCTCAGAACTTGGGGACCGCTTTGCTATCCTGACCGTACCCCCTTTTGTTGTTGGCTTCCCCAGGTACGACCTTCCAACGACTGTCGGGTACATGTGTCGCCAGCTCCAGAGACTCGGGTACATAGTGAATCTCGTAGGACCGCTTGATATTCGTGTTCAGTGGACCAAGGCTGTCCTTTTAGAAACGGAAATGGAAAAGGAAGAGGTCGACCCAGGAACCTATCTTCCAAGTCTCGTCAACCTTAAAAAGACGGCTGAGAAACTACGAATCACGAAAAAACACTAAAGTTTTAGTCTCACCTGGTACTAAAATGGACTTGTTGAACGAGTCGGAGCGCCGGTTCACCAAGAAGCTCTGTGACGCTATGATTCCCGTGATGATTGAAGCCTTTTGGGAAATTTGGCTCGAGGCCAAGAAGGAATCCCAGGGCAAAAACACGACCCGTGTGTTTCAAGAGCTCCTCCGGGGCGTCAAGACGTGGAACTCTTCAATTTCACTCAAGAATACAGAGGCCATCATCAAGAACCAGCCTTTGTTCCCGAACCTGTTGGCGGCCGTCTTTGTGATCCACGTCAAGATTCTGAGTGCGATTCGGACAGACCGCAAGTCCAAGAAGATCAGTATCAAATTGCCCGCCAATGACGTCTTTGTCCAGCGATGCTACGAGGCCTGTGCCAAAGATCTGTACGAGAACCCCAGTATCATTGTGGACAACAAGACTGAAGAGGAAAGAAAAGAGGTGTTGTCTACCCGGTTTTGTAAGAGGATTAGTGAAGTTATTGAGGACCTCGTCCCAACGGCTGAGATTCTCAATACGTACCTTCCCCTTCCGGCCGCCGGGGAAGACCTGGACATGGACCATGAGGACGAAGACCCCGAAGGGGACGAAGACGTACCCGATTTAGCTGATGATGTTCCCCCAGAGAGTGAAAACATAGACTCCCTCCCCCAAAACACGGGGAACATGGAGTTTGGCAAGACTCCAGGCGGTGTTGATACCGCCGTGACGGTGAACAACTCACTGACACCACCAGATGTTCCAGCGACCCCCTCCGATGAGGGCGAGTCACTGTTTCCAGATGCGCCCACAAAAATTCAAAAATTAAACCACTCATAGTAATGGACCAGTACTGTCGCGAGCCCATGAGTGCTGCGGCCATTTCTGTGGCTGTCGTCGTTGCTTACGTCTATTTAACTTCAAAAATGAACAACGAAGAAAAGAAAAACTCCGATTATTTCAAGCCGGCTTTTTTGGTAGGTCTGCTCGTATATTTCATAGTGAGTCAGGGTCAGGGCGATTCCGGTCCAGTTATGAAAGAGCCTTTTTGATTTTAAAAATTACAAGAGAAATAACTTAAGGACTGCGTCCTTAAGTTGGGGTAGATGACCACCATAAAAGCGTTTGATGAGATGATGAACCAGTTCCTCGGGGAGCTCAGTACCGTGTTTCCCGACGAGCCTGCAAAGACTGGACCAGACTGCAAGACTTTTATGAAACAGGTGGCACCATGGGCCGGTCAAATGACGTCCCGTGACGAGTCTTTCTTTTGCGACGAGAATGAGTTTGCAAAGAATCTGAACCTTGTAACCATTTGGAAGCGTGAAGACTGTTCGGACAACACAAAGCAGGCTATTTGGCAATATCTCTCGTCTCTGTACATGATTGCAACGACTCTGAGTATGTTTCCTCCAGAGACGCTCAGCGCTATCGAGGCGGCTGCCGAGAACTGTGCCAAGAACCTAAAGCTCGGCCCGAACGGTCAGCCCGACGAAGCGTCTCTGATGGCCAGTGTAAACAGCATGATGGCTCAGATGATGGGTTCCGGGAACCCGTTCGCGTCCCTTTTGGGAGGGGCGCCACCTCCTCGGCTCCCCCCTTCAGGCAAAAAGAAAAAGAATCTCCGTAAATAGAAGTAATGGATCCCAGAGACGTCTTCAAGTCCAGTGACCTACTGACCTTTTGGCCCACGGCGACACAGACGGCCAGTCAGCGCGTTTCTGCAACGACCCGTTTCATTCTGTATGCCGTGTGTATCGTCTATGTCATCAACCGCGACACACGCGTCTTTGCTCTTGGCGGTATAGCACTCGCAATTCTGTACTATATGTGGACAACGAATATGATTAAGGATGGTTCCCTTCGTTCTACGATAGGAGATGCTCGTTATTCGACCATTTTCCGTCCGGACGTTACGCTTCCAACGACCGAAAACTCAATGGGCAACGTGCTTTTGAGTGATTACGTGGATAATCCAGACCGACCGGCCGCCGCCTGGTACCCAAGCGTGCGCGACAAGGTTCAGGGCGTCTGGTCTCAGATTCACCCTTTTGAGCGTCAACGTGATGCCGAGCGCAATTTCTATTCAATGCCCGCAACAACTATTCCAAATGATCAGACTGGTTTTGCACAGGCGGCATACGGGAAGCCCTTCGCAGCCAAGTGTCACGACCAGGGTGGCATGGCATGCAATCCAGATCGGTTCTACTCCACCTTCCCAGAACGTGTCCAGATGGAGGCTGGAAATTAAATGTAAGGATAAAGTAATAATGCCGACGCTTGATATAAGCCCTTTGACCCTTGAGAAGGGCGTGTGGTATGGTCCAGCCCAGGTTGTCCTTGAGGATAAAACTATGGTCGAGAGTAGTCTCCGCGAGGAACCTACAACGGCGTGGAAAAAGGGATGGTCTGAGCAAACATATGACTTTCCCAATACGTACGTGACTCTGCCTCTGCGCGTGCTCGAGTGGAACCCTATCAACACGTTTGGCGAGTACCAGAACGACCGTTTTGCTCAGCGGTACTATAATAAGGACCTCAAGACGTGGAACCGTTAAAAAAATAATGAATAAGCATAAGTAACGATGGACCCCCTCGTGATGGCAGCCGTTGTTGGTCTTGTGTTTGCTGGGAAGACTCTCGCGGATGGAAATGACACTTCCGCTCCCCCACCAACCACGAAACCCAAAGCCCCCTTGACCCGTAAGGACATCGACATGATGGCTGATTCAGTCGGTCACCGCGCAGATGCTTTTGATTTGAGGAACACGAATCCAAATTTTGGACGCCGTATTAATGATTGGCGCCTCCAACCCAAGGATGCCGTTCCGAACCTTCAGGACGTGACACCAACGAATTCACGTTTCCCGTATGGTCAGCCGGTATACGATCTCTATAATCGCGAGTACATCACCAACAAGCAAAACAACGTGTCGCCCCTTGAGCACCCTATGACCATCGGTCCAGGTCTGGGTGTTGGTCCGGACGTTCTGGCGGCGGGCGGGTTCCACGACTACTTCCGTGCACTGCCGACCAACATCAACGAAGAGCGCCTCACGACCCTCGAGGGTCGTCCAGGCCCTCGGAACCCTTTCGTCAAGAGCGGAGGCGCTGCGTATATCGGAGACATTACGCACCAGGCGGCCCAGACAAAGACCGCGTTCCGTGACCCCGCCGCCTATGGAGGTGGTGGTGCTCAGAGCGCGCTCGTTGCTCCCGAAGGGCGCCCGAACTTCCTCAAGACCAAGAAACCCACGATTCGCGGAGAAACGGGTCTGCGTACGGACACCCTCTCAGACGGTCCTCCACAGTACAACGTGGCTCAGCCGTACGCCGAGGGCAAGACGTGCTACACGGACACGGATTTGACGCGGTCATCTGGGTATCGCACCAAGCCAGACCGGGCTGCAAACGCAGCTCGTATGAACGTTCGCAACGACCCCGTCAACCAGGTGGGCTCAGCGACTCAGCTCCGCATCGAGTCTCGTCCCGAACAGCCAGGACCCATGGCCATTACAGGTTCGAACCAGGGTCGTGGTACCCTTCCCCCAGAGTTTGACGACCCGCTTAACGAGTTCAAGTCAAACCCGAACCCTCGTGCTTCAAGCGGGTTTTTGGATATCGCTATCCAGCAACTCGAAAAGAATCCTTTGGCGTACTCACTTGCAACTCCGAAAAAGGCAGACCCAGACATGGGAACATCTCCTTTTAACACGGTTTCCGTCAACTAAAAAAATATGAGCTAGTACTAAATGTCGGGAGGTGTTGTTCAACTCGTCGCCGTCGGCCCTCAGGACGCTTGGCTGACCGGCAAGCCCGAGGTTTCTTTTTACCGGTCCAACTACAAGCGCTACACGCACTACTCCAACTCTGTGGAGCGTCAGGTGATTCAGGGCACCCCAATCGCCGGCGGCATCTCCACGATCCGTTTCGAGAAGAAGGGCGACCTGCTGAGCTACGTGTACCTGACTGTCCGTGACAACAACGGCGCCCAGATGGTGAACCTGGACTGGACCAAGGTCATTGATAAGGTTGAGCTCCTGATTGGTGGTCAGATTGTGGACACTCAGGATATCGAGTACATGACCGACATCGAGCCCATCACGGGCGCCCAGAACTACTCCCAGCGGTACCTGAACCTGAATAGCGCCACATTCAATAATCAGAAGAACTCGTTCCTGCCCCTGAAGTTCTTCTTCTGCAAGGACTGGTCCGTGTGTCTGCCCCTGATTGGCCTCCAGTTCCACGATGTGGAGGTTCGCATCACCTGGTCTCCTTTCCTGAACCAGACGGTCACCATCGGCAACACCACGAATCCCGTGTTGCCTGCTCTTCCAGCCGCGACCATGAACGTCATCTCTGACGCGACTCTGTCTTCCAACCTTGCCAACCTGTACGTGGTCCAGACCGATGGCCCCCTGTTCCCGGGTATGCTTGTGGTTGGTCAGACTGCCAACTTGCAGTCCCAGGTGGCGGTCGTTCAGTCCTTCTCGAACATCTCCGCTGGTACCACCTCCTCAAACGTGATCATCGCCTTTTCGAACGCTGCAAACTCGTATATTAGCGGAACTTTCCTGACGGGCAACACCGTGAGCCTGTACCAGCCTCTCGTGTCCGCCCAGGTCACACAGTATACCCAACAATCATCGGCTGCCACGTCCCTAAACATCGTGGTTGGCGGTCAGGTGAGCCAGGTGGGTTCTTCCATCCAGGTCGGTCAGTACGTGGCGGGTCTGCCCATCACGGGCCCAGTCTACGTGTCGAACGTGTACCTGTCGAACGTGACCGTCTCCTGGTCCGTACCCCAGATTGTTTTGTCTGGTATCATTCCAAGCACGTTGACCATTGCCTTTGTGGGTGGTACGGCCAACACCAACACCACGTATAACTCCCTCCAGTTCCAGGCCTGGACCAACTTTGTGTACCTGGACCAGACCGAGCGCGACTACTTTGCCAAGGCGCCTCAACAGGATCTGCTCATCACCCAGGTGCAGCGTGTGGTCCTGGGTACCAACCCCGTCCAGGAGTTGGCTCTGGCTCAGCCCGTCAAGTTCCTGGCCTTCCCTTGTGTCAACTATGCCCAGATCTATGCCAATGGTAACGGGTCTCTGACCGCCTCCAACTACCAGCTCAAGACCCAGGTGAACGGTGTGGACGTCGGCGACTCTCGGGCCCTTATCCACTTCTGCGATGTTCCCCAGTATTACAACACGCCCTTCGGCTATGTGCATAACAACAGCACGGCCAACGTGGCTATCATCAGCTATTGTCTGGACACGTCCAAGCTGCAGCCCACGGGCACCCTGAACTTCAGCCGGCTGGATACCTTCCGCATCGTCGTGCCCCCGACCCTGCCCAACGGCGTTCTGGGTCTGTACAACACCAACATCACGAGCGCGTACCCCACACCTTACTTGTACGCCGTAGGTTACAATATCCTGCGTATCCAGAACGGGCTGGGCTCGATATTGTACGCGAACTGAATTTTTTTCTGCATAAAGAATAGTACCTATATAATAAAAAAATGGAACTACAGAAATGTGGATCGTGTATTCGCAAACCTCAACCGCTCGATCAATTTTTGGATAAATTTGGCCGTCCATGTTCAACATGTCTCAAGTGTCGTATACATACGAAAAGAAACAGAAAACCATGTCCACCAGTTAGACAATGTGAAATATGTACGAAACAGTCCGTTTTCAACTTTCCAGGAAAAACTCCGGGAATCAGGTGTGTCGAACACAAAGAAACTGGGATGGTGAATGTAGTTCAGAAAAATTGTGAACACGAGGGATGCACAAAGCAACCCTGCTACAATTTACCAACCGAACACTTTGGTAAATTCTGTGCAACGCACAAAACCAAGGATATGGTGAACGTACGTGAACGTCGGTGTGAATACGATGGATGTATCAAGAAACCTTTTTATAATTTACCATCAGAAACCAAAGGACGTTTCTGTAAGGAACACAGAGAGGATGGAATGATTGATGTTCTCAGTGATTTGTGCAAACACGATGAATGCAACAAAAGAGCAACTTTCAACCATACAGGACAAAAGCCTAAATTTTGCGGAATTCACAAGGAGGATGGAATGGTTGATGTCAGGACTCGCAGGTGTGAATATAACGGGTGCATGACAGTCCCTGTTTTCAATTTATCAGGTAAGAAACGAGGTCGTTTCTGTTTAAAACACAAAGAGCCCGGAATGGAGGATGTGAAGAACAAGAGATGCAAAACACCCATGTGTGATATTATACTTACCGGAAGTTCAAGAGATTATTGCGCTCGGTGTTTTGCTTATATGTTCCCAAATGAGAAACAAGGGTACTTCAAAACTCGTGAAATGAAACTCAAGGAGTATCTCACGCAGCAGTATCCAGACAAGACTATAACGCACGATAAGCACGTGGAGTGTCATAGGTACCGTCCAGACTTTGTGTTCGATATGGGAAGTCACATAATTGTTATTGAAATTGATGAGAACCAGCACAGGTCGTATGATACTTCATGCGATAACAAGCGTCTCATGAGTATTTTCCAGGGTCTCGGGTCTCGACCCATGGTCATGGTTCGGTTCAACCCAGACCGGTATGATAACGTCCAGGGATGTTTCAAACGAGACGGTCAACTTTCAGGTACTGGTCAGGAGTGGAAGAAACGTACAGGCCGACTCAAGGAACGTATAGACTATTGGATCGGTACCCAGCCGGATCGTGAAATATCAGTAGAACATCTTTTCTTCGATACAGACAGGTGAAAAATGCACTGGATCTTCCTGGTTATCATCGCATGTCTCATATTCATGGCTTCGTATAACCCACGTACGGGAAATCTCACTAAATTTTTTGCCCCAGAAACATCAGTAGATGGACCAAGTCCTTCGAGAAAGACACAAAGCGATCGCGATACCGATGAGTAAAGTGAACGACATACAACACTTTTTGATCGTCCATGACAGGCGATACAGGGAGTGGACGTTTGTCACAGGCGGGTGTCGCCGACGCGAGGTCTATAATCCACTTCGGTGTGCGATTCGAGAACTCGAAGAAGAAACACGCGGGCTCATAAACTTAAAAAGGGGGTCCTACTCCTATTTTAAGTTTACGACA